GATACCGCGCCAGACTTAAAGCCTTTACTAAAATCACCGCCCATAGCCTTAGACAAGCCACCTTGCACTACGCCAGAAACAAGTGCGTTAGCGCCGACGTTAGCAAGTGATTGAGGTACAAGTGATGCAAGCCCAGAAGCTACGGTAGAAGTGGCGCCACCCAACAACCCGCCAATACCACCAAAAGGCAGTGTGAGAATTGACCCAATTTTTAACGCCGTAGCTACATTCCTAGCGTCAGGGTGCTCGCCTTTGTAATACGTCGGGTCACCTACTGGAACAAGTTTGTCACCCTTGGGGATGTAGGCTTGCGCCATGCGCTCGCGCTCAGTACCCCCTGTTTTGCCGCCCAGATAAAGCACGACATTGCCTGAATTAATTTCTTCAGGTGTGAGGGAGTTAACATCGACTTCAACGGGGTTGCCTTTATCGTCCTTCTTATAAGCTTTGGTAAACGTGGACTTGTGCCCTAGCTGTTCACCAAATGTGCTTTGAAGAAGATCGCTTGCAGTTCTTGATACTTCTTCCTGCCCTACAATGTTGCCACCTTCTTCTTCAGTGCCGTAGCGAGGTACGGACTTTGTCCCAAAATCCTTTGTTAACCCAGCAAACGGATTAGTAAACGTTTCTCCAGCAGTCCAGCCTGTTTCTGAAACAGCACCCTTTGGAGTTGTACCGTATTGTTTAGCACGTTGGGCGATGTAATTCTCCAACCCCTGCTGTTGCTGGAATTGTTGCAACTTGGCAAGTGCGGCTTGCTGGGCGGGTGTAAGGGTGGTAGCCACGATGGTATTTTATTGTGTTAAATCATAAAAAGAAATGGAACCAACGCCATCACCCTTAGTCGCACCGGATACTGTTCTCACGCCTAGCGTATAAATATCACTAACACCAGCAAGCGTTGCACCAAGCTGTAGATCCCAGTTATACCCTGTCTCGACCGCCGTATTGGCCGTGCCTCCGCTACCCGTAGAAGTAATGTAGTCAGTCTGGACTATGGTTCCCGTTGAAGAGATAGCCGTAGCAGCAACATCAAACTCTACGTTTGTGTCAGAAGAAACCGTGGACGCCCATGTCGCTCCGGTTAGCGTGGGATTCTTCAACAAAGCAATCTCATAGTTCTGGCTGGTTAACGGCAAGAACTGCACCCTATTAGGAAGCACAACCGCCCCTGTTCTGCCAGATGCCAATCGGATGGATACGATGGGATAAAAAGCTGCCGTATCAATATTTGCAAACGATGTGGTGCGACGAGCCACATGGTCAATTGATGTCTGCTCAAACCCGCCTTCGGATACAACAGAGCAGCAAATCTGTTTCATGGTTGCGCCAGTAGACAGCGCAGCAGTCGCTTCAATCTCGTAACGTACAGGCAGAATCGCCGTGGTCATGTAGACGTTGGAGATCTCGTTTGCATTATTAAACGTATGGCAAACAATATATTGACCGTTGATGATGAACCCGCACCGCACTGATCCAACACCTAGCCACTCAAAATCCATCCAAAGAATCTGAGCCTTGGTGGTGTCCAAGGTAAAACCCGATGCCCCGGTGCCGTCTAGCTTATCGCCATTCCAATCGGCTTGATTAACCGTCCTAGCATCCGATGCTGTACCTGTTACGTAAGAGCGAAGTACAAAAGCGTTGGTTGATGCTGTCTTTTGGAAGAACACGCCGTTTTGCGTATTAAAGTACCCAACACGCTGGCGGAGGTTTGTCTGCGCTGCGGCCATGACAAAGGTTTGAAGAACCAATAATCCTTTCCCAGGCTGGTAAGGAAAAGACCTGTAAGACTGTCTGACTGCGGTTGATCCTGATGTGGTATCAGCAGATAGCAATACAGCAGCTTCGTCTGCGCTGAAAGTTATCGATGCCCCATTAACCGTGGACTCGCTGAATTGGTTATCCGCTGCGTATCTGTTTTGGCTGTCAAACAACGTATAGGGTTGGCTAACACGCTGCCTACCAAACGCATCAAAATACGTCCCCGGAAAGGTTACCGGCAATGATGATGTTGATGTCATAAGCTGGGCCAAAAAGTTGTCTAGCCGGTTAAAGTACAGACGCAGAACGTTGTTAAACCCTTCCTGATACCGGGAGTCGTATTGCAGGGGTGCGAGGGGTAAGTTGGGCGGAGGAAGGCGCTCAATATTGTAGTCGGTAGTAACAACATACGTCATGCCGAAGACCCCGCGCCGGTGGCACGTCCATCCACCTTCATATCAAGTCGTGGTGCACCAAGCTGCCATGTGGTCCCAAGCTTGTTAGACCTTATTTTGAGATACGCCTGACGCGCACGGAACCGTGTGTAGATCTGCGATGTGTATTCATCCACTGGGTAATCGGCAGCGACAACTGAATCAGACGCAGGGGTACCCGCAGGAGAACCAGAACTGCGCTTGGGGTAAATGCTAAACGTGACTTCAGGGTCCGAGCCATCTGTTGAACCAGAAAATGTTAAATCTGGCACTGTACGGTAGACGTACATAAAGTGATCGCCATCGTCCAAATCAAATTCCGCCGATTCAATATAGGCGTCAATAGCGGCAGGGGTGTCTCCAGCCTGATCATCAACACCATACTCTTGGTTCAGTATACGGTTGTTATAGTCCGCTGACTGAGGGTAATCACGAAGCCCTGAGTCTAACCAAGCTGTACGTGCCATCGTGCCGTAGTACCAAACTTTTTCAAGATAGTTGAACACGACATAACGATCTACCGTAGTGCTGTTCTCGGAACAGTAAAACCACCAGACTTCATTAAAACCTTCGTTGGTACCTGCAAAAACCTGCAAACTTTGTACAAGGCTTATGTCACTAAATACATACCGCCGCAAATCGCAGGGTAGTGTTTGCACCCGACCGTCGTAGGCATAAAACTTGTCAACACCCATCCAATACACCACACCCGAAGCCACAATAATTGAATTTGGACTCATGATGGAAATGTTGTCGCCCAGTAGCTGAGCGCCCCACACAAGGGGTGGGCCTAAATATTGGATAGAGTACGCAGCGGAATCGGTGAGTGTGAATATCTCCTGACGTGACTGCACCGCAGTAACAATTTCGGAGCCGTGTGATAAGCGTAAGCTACCTGCTTGGTTAGTAATAGCAGGGGTCCAATCCGTCAAACTTTCCTGATCCGCCCAACGGATAAGCATGGGGTCTAAATAACTAATTCCACCAGCAACATCATCACAACCAAACACAAGTAAAAAGCGTGAGATGTCCGATACGTAAACGTAATTAGCCTGCGTTGGTGCGTTTGAAGACCCCGATAAAGATGTGATATTGACGGCGGGTGAACCAAATCCTACGCTGTAATCCCAATAATAAACAGCGCCACCACGGGGATTAATAATAAGATCTTCCCCCCAATTCATCGAACTCCAAACACGTAAATTAATATAGGAGCCGTTACTAAACCCCCATGTGCCCGTGTTCCAAGGACCAGTACCCCAACCATTTGCAGCAGTAGTAACCGCTGCACCTGCCGCTAAACCAGCAGGTGTGATGTCATACAAGGTACCGTTATTTTCAACATAGTATTTAGTGTTTGTGCCTATACCTAATAAATTAGCGCCACCGTTAGTAACCCAGTTCCAAAGATTACGGCACACGCCGTTAAATTGATTGGCTGAATATCTGATCCACCCACCAATCTTTTCTGGGGTTCCTTGACGGAAACGCACTTTCTCAGAGACATACCAACCACCTTCGTTGGTGTATCTTGTGTTTTCGCGGTTAACTCCGCTTTTGAAAAGAAGTTTGCGTAAAGGCATCAATCACCCCGTAAGTACAAGGCGCGTTCGGCTTTGCGACGGCGAACCAACCCTGGCAATACCTTGCCGCCGCCCATAGTCCACATCATAAACGCTTCCGCTGCGCCTTCATAGTCGGCGCGGTTGTTCTTGATTCTTATCGTAGAACTCTGATAACGCCCAGGTCCAGCGTTGAACGCAAAACTGACCACAGCGTCGAAGCTTGACTGACGGCCAGCAAGATTAGGAGACATTCTAAGAACACTGCGTTCAAAACGGACGAGATCATCCTCAAAAAGGCGATCAATCTCCTCCTGCGTCCAAGTACGATTATCTTGGGCTGCGAGTGGGTAGTCCTTGCGAAGGATGCCGGTATAACCATCTTTCCTCAACGCTGGTAATTTGATCTGATCTTGATACAGGACATGACCGTAACCAATTGTCCAAATGTGG